ACCACATCGCTTCAGTTGAAGTCGGTGAGAATAAAATTTCATATGATGAATTTGATAGTTTACACCAATTATATCGGTTAAATTATCAGAAGTTTATTGAATACAACATTAAAGACGTTGAATTGATTTTGCGTTTGGAAGATAAGTTGAAATTGCTTGAATTGGCAATGACTTTGGCTTATGATACTAAATGTAATTATGAGGATGTGTTTGCACAAACTCGTATGTGGGATGCTCTGACAAATAGTTATCTATTGAATAAGAAAATTATTGTTCCTCCAAAAGAGCGTAAAGAAAAAGATGGAATGTTTGAAGGTGCTTACGTTAAAGATGTTCAAGCCGGTAAACATGATTGGGTAGCTTCATTTGACTTAAACTCATTGTATCCTCATTTGATGATGCAGTATAATATTTCACCTGAAACCTTAATTGAACCCAAAGACTACACTGATGTGATGCGTAAAATTATCACAGATGGCGTTTCTGTTGACAAAATGTTATTGAAAGAAGTGGACACCTCGGCACTTACCGGTGTCACTTTAACACCAAATGGTCAGTTCTTCCGTACAGATGTGCCAGGATTCTTACCAAGTATGATGGAAGAAATGTATGAAGACCGTAAGAAGTTTAAGAAGTTGGCTTTGAAAGCCAAACAAGATTATGAAAACGAAATGGATGATAGCAAAAAATATGAAATTGAAAAACGAATTGCCAGATTTGAAAATCTTCAGTTGGCAAAAAAAGTATCACTTAATTCAGCATATGGTGCTTTGGGTAGTCAGTATTTTCGTTTCTACGATTTACGTATGGCCTTGGGTGTTACAACTGCGGGTCAATTAAGTATTCGTTGGATTGAAGCCAAGCTTAATCAATTTATGAACAAACTATTAAAAACCGAGGATGACTATGTTATTGCGTCTGATACTGACTCGATTTACCTTAAGCTTGGCCCTCTTGTTAATCAAGTATTCAAAGCGGAAAAATCAACTGAGAAGGTCATCTCCTTCATGGATAAAGTCTGTGAGGATAAATTACAACCTTATATTGATAAGTCTTATGAAGAACTTGCTAATTATGTTCATGCACATTCTCAGAAAATGCAAATGAAACGTGAAGCCTTGGCTGACAAAGGTATCTGGACTGCCAAGAAACGATACATTTTAAACGTGTATAATAATGAGGGTGTTCAATATAAAGAACCCAAGATGAAAGTCATGGGCCTTGAAATGATTAAATCATCTACTCCGGCTGTTGTTCGGGATAAAATGAAACAATCTATCAATGTGATGTTGAATGGCCAAGAATCCGATATGCACAAGTTTGTTGCTGATTTCAAACAGGAGTTTAAAACACTGCCTGTGGAGTCCATATCATCTCCTCGTGGTTTGAACGGAATGAAAGAGTATGCGGATTCGGTAACAATATATAGAAAGAGTACACCAATTCATTCAAAAGGCGCTTTGATATTTAATCACTTTTTGAAAGAATTCAAATTGGATAAACAATATCCATTAATACAACAAGGTGAAAAGATTAAATACATATATCTTAAATTGCCAAACACCTTCAACCAATCTGTTATTTCGTTTACATCTAGGATTCCAAAAGAATTTGATATTGAGAAATATGTTGATTATGATTTACAATTTGAAAAGGTATTCTTGGAACCAATTAAAATAATATTAGAGTGCATGAACTGGCATACGGAAAAACAGAGTTCATTAGAGGACTTCTTTGCATGATTTTCTTAACATTTCTAGCAGCCTTTTTATTATCAGGTATTGCTGGTTATTATTCAATTATTGGTTTAGCTTTAATATTTCCAGGCGCTTTCTGGCCAGTTGTCATCATGGGTGGTTCATTAGAGTTTTCTAAACTAGTGACCGCCTCTTGGTTGTATCGTAATTGGAAGACGGCACCAATATTACTCAAATCATATCTAACATTTGCTGTATTGATATTGATGTTGATTACTTCGATGGGTATTTTTGGTTTCTTATCAAAAGCACACATTGAACATTCTACTGAATCTGCTCCAATTGCGGATAAGATAGCAATGTATGACGATAAGATTGCTTCTTTCAAAATACAAATTGATGAAAATAAGAAAGCAATTAAACAGATGGATGACTCGGTTGACCAAGTTTTATCTAGGTCAACTTCTGAAAATTCAGCTTTACGGTCAGTTCAAATCCGAAAATCACAACAAAAGGAACGGTCTAGGTTAACAAAAGAAAATACCGTATTATTAGCACAGATTGCTCAAGTAAATGAAGAAAAGACACCTATCATGGTGGAATTACGTAAGACTGAAGCTGATATTGGTCCAATTAAATATGTTGCTGAATTGGCTTACGGCAGTTCAGATAGTGGAATCGTAGATAAAGCAGTAAGAATGGTAATAATGATAATTATGCTTGTCTTCGACCCATTAGCTGTGTTATTATTGGTAGCAGGTAATATCTCATTGGATAAAAAGGAAGATAAAAATGAAAGGCCAATGTCGACTAAGAACGAGGACAACTCGCCAACGATACAGAAGATGGTACAGCCTAATTCGAATAAAATGCAGGTTCCGATTCAGGATGCAACCATTGAAATTCAGAAAGAAAATGTAATTAGTATGCAAGAACCCGAGCATGTTGAAACACACCATGAAGAGGGAATATATTCAACCGAACCAACAAATTAAAGGAAAATTATGAAAGTATTGAAATTTTATGCTTCATGGTGTGCACCATGTAAAGGTTTAGCAATGATAGTAGATGGAATTAAAGATGAAGTTGATATTCCTTTTGAAGATGTAAATATTGAAGAGCAATTAGAATTAGCCGCCAAGTATGGTATTCGTTCTGTCCCTACTATGGTTATTGTTGATGATGAAGGTGTTGAAATCAAACGACAATCCGGTATGTTAAATGAAGAACAGTTGTTAGCGTTTATTGATGTGGAGTAAAAATGAGTATATTAGCTAAATTAAAAAAGAATTCAAATATTAAAGAAACATCCGTTCTATCGGAATCTAAATTCTTTACCGACAAGGATATGATTCCAACATCTATTCCTATTATTAATGTGGCATTATCTGGTCGATTAAATGGTGGATTAACTCCAGGTCTGACCATGTGGGCGGGTCCTTCTAAACACTTCAAAACAGCGTTTAGTTTGTTGATGGCTAAATCATACATGGACAAATATCCAGATTCAGCTTTGTTGTTTTATGACTCAGAGTTTGGTACTCCTCAGGCTTATTTTGACTCATTTGGTATTGACACCAAACGAGTATTACATACACCAATTACCGATATTGAAGAATTGAAATTTGATATTATGCAACAATTGAAAGAAATCAACCGTGGCGACCGTTTGATTATCGTTGTGGATTCTATTGGTAACTTGGCTTCCAAGAAAGAAGTAGATGATGCTGAAAATCAAAAATCAGTAGCCGATATGTCCCGTGCTAAACAGATTAAATCTTTATTCCGTATGGTCACACCACATTTGAATATTAAAGATATTCCAATGGTCGTAGTGAATCACACTTATATGGAAATTGGTATGTTCCCGAAAGCTATTGTTGGTGGAGGTACTGGTTCTTATTATTCAGCCGATAACATCTTCATTCTAGGTCGTCAACAAGAAAAAGAAGGCACTGAGGTGGTTGGTTACAACTTTATTATTAACGTGGAGAAATCTCGCTACGTCCGTGAGAAATCTAAAATTCCAGTCACAGTATTACAAAAAGGTGGTATCAGTAAATATTCAGGTTTATTGGATATTGCTTTGGAATCTGGCCATGTAATTAAACCGACCAATGGTTGGTACTCACGTGTCAATACTGAAACTGGTGAAATTGAAGAGAAGAAATGGCGAATTAAAGATACGGACTCTAAAGATTTTTGGACTGATGTTTTAAGTGATGTGACATTTCAGAAATTTGTTGAAGCCAAATATACCGTTGGCCAAGGGGACATTCTCCAATCAGAAATTGATGAAACCTTTGGAGAAGATGATGAGTAATTTTGTTCAAGGTGTTGATTATGAATATGTGGTGGATGATAAAGATATAAATTCAGTTCACATCAAATTAATAACAGGTGAATATGCCGACACTATTTTTAAATATGGTAAAGTAGGTATTGAAGAAAAAGATGGTAATGCCTATTTACAGTTCAACTTTGATGTGATACAATCACCTATTAAGAAACTCGAAAAAAAGATAGAGTTTAGAAATTACATTGGTGATTTATTGACAACGATTATCACCAGCCAATTAGACGTTGAAGAGAGTTATATTGATGAGAATGTGGTTAAAGACGGAGAATAACGACAATTATTTATATGGAAATGTTATGCGAATTGAAACAACAATATTAAAAAATCTGATTTATAATGAAGATTATTCCAGAAAAGTACTGCCATTTGTAAAGCCTGAATACTTCTCCGATAAAACGGAGAGGTTGATTCATAAAGAAGTTAATGATTTTGTATTAAAATATAATTCACTTCCATCTTATGAAGCGCTTGTTTTGTCAGTCAAAGAAACAAATGGTTTACAAGAAGAAGAAGTGAAACGTGTTGTTGATTATCTGCAAGTTGTTAATGCCAACAAAGAAGACATATCCAAAATGGACTGGCTTGTTGACGTTACCGAGAAATTCTGCCAAGAAAAAGCGGTATACAACGCAGTTTTAGATTCAATTCATATCTTAGATGGTAAAGATAAAAATCAAAATGATAAAGGTGCAATCCCTAAAATATTGTCTGACGCTCTTGCTGTTACCTTTGACACGAATGTTGGGCATGATTATCTACAAGATTCCGACTCACGTTATGATTTTTATCACCGTAAGGAGGAACGAATTCCCTTTGATTTGGACTATTTTAACAAAATCACTAAGGGTGGATTACCAGCGAAGACCCTCAATATTGCGTTGGCTGGAACGGGTGTTGGTAAGAGTCTTTTTATGTGCCATGTTGCCGCTGGTGCTATGGTACAAGGTAAAAATGTCCTGTACATCACTATGGAGATGGCTGAAGAAAAGATTGCTGAACGTATAGATGCTAATCTACTTAATACCAATTTGGATGACTTGATATCTTTACCTAAAGACTTGTATGATAAGAAGGTTGCTCGGGTTAAAGAAATGACCACGGGTAAATTGATTATTAAAGAATATCCAACAGCTGCGGCCTCAGTAACACACTTTAGAGCTTTATTGAATGAACTTAACCTCAAACGTAATTTCATTCCCGATATTATCTTTATTGATTATCTAAACATCTGTGCTTCATCTAGGCTTAAAGTTGGTTCAAATGTCAATTCATACACCTATGTTAAATCTATAGCTGAAGAAATTCGTGGATTGGCCGTGGAATTTAATGTGCCGGTTGTATCTGCTACACAGACTACTCGAAGTGGTTTTACAAGTTCGGATCCCGGTCTTGAGGATACATCTGAATCTTTTGGTCTTCCCGCTACGGCTGACTTGATGTTTGCTTTGGTTTCTTCAGAAGAATTAGAAGAACTTGGCCAAATCATGGTTAAACAATTAAAAAACCGATATTCCGACCCAACACATTACAAACGATTTGTCTTGGGAGTTGACCGTGCTAAAATGAAATTGTTTGATGTTGAACAATCAGCACAAAGTTTAACGGATTCGGGCCAAGATAAACCTGTAAATACTTTTGGTAACAACGAAAGAAAAAGTAAGTTTACGGGTTTCAAAGTATGATTTACGTAGAAGTAGCCGGCACAAAGAAGATAGAACTTCTTAAAGAGGCTTGCTACTTCTATTTAAAACGGCTAAATATCTATAAGAAGACAATACCTTTAGATATCTATATTCATGTTTGTCGAATGGCTATTTCAGGCCATTGTGCTTTCAATCATGATTTTAATGAACCTGAAATAACAATATCACTTAATAAAAAACTAAGTGAAGAAGAGTTATTAATAACACTGGCGCATGAATTGGTGCATGCCAGGCAGTTCCTTAGGAAGCAACTGACTAATGAGGGTAGAATACATTATTGGAAAGGTGTGGCTACTGATAATGAAGAATGGGAAGTTGAAG